CGGGGAATACACCCTGACGGTCAGGGCGATTAACAGCTATGGCCAGCAGGGCGAACCCGCCACCACCACGTTCCGGATTAACGCACCGGCAGCGCCTGCCGGTGTTGAACTGACGCCGGGGTATTTTCAGATAACGGCAGTCCCGAAACTGACCATTTATGACCCGACGGTGCAGTTTGAGTTCTGGTTTTCGGAGGCAAAAATTGCAGACGCCGCACAGGTGGAAACCTCTGCCCGTTATCTGGGGACCGGCAGTCAGTGGAGTGTCTCCGGTCCGCACATTAAGCCCGGAAAGGATTTCTGGTTTTATGTGCGCAGCGTCAACTTGGTGGGTAAATCTGCTTTTGTGGAAGCCAGTGGACGGGCGAGCAATGATGCTGCGGGCTATCTGGAGTTTTTCCGGGAAAAGATAGGAAAAACACATCTGGCAGAGGCGTTGTGGGCAGAGATTGACAACAGCAAGCTGAAGGACGAGATGGCGGAAATGCAGACCACCATCACAGAAACCCGCAATGAAATCACACAGACGGTCAGTAAAACGCTGGAGGACCAGAGCGCCACCATACAGCAGATACAGCGCGTGCAGAAGGACACAAATGATGACCTTGCTGCACTTTACATGCTGAAGGTACAGAAAACAAAAAATGGCATACCCTATGTTGCCGGTATTGGAGCGGGGATTGAGGATACTGATGGCCAGCCCCTGAGCAACATACTGCTGCTGGCTGACCGTATTGCGATGATTAACCCGGAGGACGGCAACACCACGCCGTTATTTGTGGCGCAGGGGAATCAGTTGTTCATGAACGATGTGTTCCTGAAGCGGCTGTTTGCGGTGAGTATCACCTCGTCCGGCAATCCCCCGACGTTTTCCCTGACGCCGGAGGGCAGGCTGACCGCAAGAAATGCTGATATCAGCGGTAACGTGAATGCGAATTCCGGGACGCTCAACAACGTCACGATTAACGAGAACTGTCGGGTTCTGGGAAAACTGTCCGCGAACCAGATTGAAGGCGATCTCGTTAAAACAGTGGGCAAAGCTTTCCCCCGGGATTCCCGTGCACCGGAGCGGTGGCCATCAGGGACCATTACCGTCAGGGTTTATGACGATCAGCCGTTTGACCGGCAGATTGTTATTCCGGCGGTGGCATTCAGTGGCGCTAAGCATGAGAGAGAGCATACTGATATTTACTCCTCATGCCGTCTGATAGTGCGGAAAAACGGTGCTGAAATTTATAACCGTACCGCGCTGGATAATACGCTGATTTACAGTGGCGTTATTGATATGCCTGCCGGTCACGGTCACATGACACTGGAGTTTTCGGTGTCAGCATGGCTGGTAAATAACTGGTATCCCACAGCAAGTATCAGCGATTTGCTGGTTGTGGTGATGAAGAAAGCCACTGCAGGCATCACGATTAGCTGAATTTTATAACCCAGATACGGGCGCCAGAAATGGTGCCTTTTTTATTGCAGAAAAGCGAGAGGTAATTATGCGTAAAGTTTGTGCAGCCATTTTGTCCGCAGCCATCTGTCTGGCCGTATCCGGTGCGCCTGCATGGGCGTCTGAGCAGCAGGCCACGCTGAGTGCGGGGTATCTTCATGCCCTGACGAACACTACCGGTAGTGATGATCTGAACGGGATTAACGTGAAATACCGTTATGAATTTACGGACACGCTGGGGCTGATTACGTCATTCAGTTATGCCAATGCTGAAGGTGAGCAAAAAACGCACTACAACGATACCCGCTGGCATGAGGATTCTGTGCGTAACCGCTGGTTCAGCGTGATGGCGGGGCCATCTGTGCGCGTGAATGAATGGTTCAGCGCTTATGCGCTGGCCGGAGTGTCGTATGCCCGGGTGTCGTCTTTTGCCGGTGATTATGTGACCCTCACGTCAGATGAGGGTAAAAAGCAGGAGCACCTGACCCGTTCGGACAGCGGACGCCGCAGCCATACCGCACTGACATACAGTGCAGGCGTGCAGATTAACCCGACAGAAAATATCGTGGTCGACCTGGCTTATGAAGCCTCAGGATGCGTATTTTCATGAAAGGAGATCACTCAATAACTTCCATCGAGATCGGGTAATAACATTTGAACAGATCGCTGAATAACATCGATGGAGATCACTTTTGACTCATTTTGTTATTCAGTGATCTCCATCAATGTTATTGGAACTTCACAGGTGTGTTGATCTGTATCTTTTGCCATTCCGGTAAAGGATACCTATGCCAACAGTTCCAATTTCTATGAGAAAACTTAAAGAAATTCTTAGGCTTAAATACGGTGTTGGACTCAGCCATCGACAAATTGGTCGTAGTCTTGCAATCTCCCCTTCCGTTGTATCCAGATATGCTAATCGGGCGGCTCAACTTGGCATAAAGCAGTGGCCCTTACCTACAGGATGGGATGATACAAAACTAAAACATGCGTTCCTTCAGACCCAGGTTAAGATGAAGAAGCACTCTCTGCCTGACTGGGCTACAGTACACCGGGAACTGCGTAATAAATGCGTGACGCTGCAGCTACTCTGGGAAGAATACTGTGAGCGTAATCCAGGCGGTTTTTACAGCTATAACCATTACTGCCGGATGTACCGTGAATGGCTCAAAACCACTTCACCATCAATGCGTCAGGTACATAAAGCTGGCGAAAAACTTTTCGTTGATTACTGTGGACCTACCGTTGGCGTTACCGACCCTGAGACCGGAGAAATAAGAACTGCTCAGGTCATCGTAGCTGTTCTCGGGGCATCAAGTTACACATGGGCAGAGGCCACCTGGTCTCAGCAGCTTGAAGACTGGGTGATGAGTCATGTTCGCTGCTTCCAGTGGTTGGGTGGCGTTCCTGAACTTGTTGTTCCGGACAATCTGAAAAGCGCCACATCCAGGGCATGTAAGTATGATCCTGACGTTAACCCTACCTACCAGCAGATGCTTGAGCATTATAATGTCGCAGTTTTGCCTGCGCGGCCACGTAAACCGAAAGATAAAGCCAAAGCTGAAGTTGGCGTTCAGGTTGTTGAACGCTGGATCATGGCCCGAATCAGGCATGAGATCTTCTACAGCCTTGCATCGCTTAATCAGCGCATTCGGGAGTTGCTGGAAAGACTGAATAACAAAATAATGCAGAAGTTGGGTTATTCACGTGCAGAACTCTTCATCCAGCTTGATAAACCCGCACTGAAGCCTCTTCCTGAAGCCAGTTACAGTTACACCCTGGTGAAGAAAGTCAGAGTTCATGCCGATTACCACGTGGAAATCGACAAACATTACTACTCGGTTCCATGTTCGCTGTTAGGCCAGCAACTGGAAGCATGGATCTCCGGAGAACTGGTAAGACTCTTCAATCAGGGGCAGGAGGTTGCTGTGCACCCGCGCAAGCGTACTTATGGCTACAGTACCCGCAACGAGCACATGCCTGAAGCTCATCGACAGCATGCCACCTGGACGCCAGAGCGTCTTCTGGAATGGGCGGGGCACATAGGCAGTGAAACTCATAGTTATGTGCTTCATATACTGAACTCTCGTCCACATCCGGAACAAAGCTATCGCTTCTGCCTTGGACTCCTGAACCTTCATAAAAAATACAGTAAAGCCAGACTTAATGCAGCATGTGCAAGAGCTCTGAAAACAAAGGTATGGCGTCTGTCAGGTATTAAATCGATCCTGGAAAAAGGTCTGGATAAACAACCTGTTCAGGATCCAAAACCAGATCTGTTATCCACGATGGAACACGAAAACGTACGCGGCAGTGAGTATTACCACTGATACGGGATCCAATGATGAATCATCTTTACGAACAACTGACCGCACTTAAACTCACCGGCTTCCGTGATGCGCTTAAAAAGCAACTTGCTCAGCCGGGCACATACCAGGAGCTGGGCTTCGAAGAACGCCTGTCATTACTGACAGCAGAAGAACTAACCTGCCGTGAAAACAGGAAGGCAGAGCGTCTGATCAAACATGCACGGTTCAGACTTAATGCTGAGTTATCAAAGCTGGATTATCGTAACAATAGAGGGCTGGACAGGGCCCTCATCCGTTCACTCAGTCAGGGAAACTGGTTAACCCTGAAACAAAATATTTTACTGACCGGGGCCACCGGCAGCGGTAAAACGTTCCTGGCATGTGCACTTGGTCATAATGCCTGCCGACAGGGATACAAGGTCTACTATTATCGCCTTAAAGCGCTGATGGAACAGTGCTATCAGGGGCATGCTGATGGAAGATACAGCAAACTTTTGACCAGGCTGAATAATAGCGATCTGCTGCTTCTGGATGACTGGGGGCTGGAACCTCTCTCATCAGAACAGCGTAGCGACCTGCTGGAAATAGTGGATCTGATGTACCAACGAGGCTCAATCATCGTAGTGAGCCAGTTGCCGGTGGAAAACTGGTACAAAATGATCGGAGACTCCACACATGCGGATGCCATCCTAGATCGACTGGTTCATGGCAGTATCAAGATCGAACTTAAAGGAGAATCAATGCGGAAAATACAATCTCCGTTGACCGAAGGAGATCAGTGAAGGTAATTTAAAAACGGTTCTGTGAAAGTGACACGAACCGATCTCCATCGATGTTACTCACCGATCTCCTTCACGGTAATACGCACTCAGGACGTGGTGACTGGCGTACGGATGCGTTTATTGTCGGCACCGGATACCGATTCTGAGAGTATATGACGATTTATCTTCTGCAAACATTGTTATAATTCGCAGGTTCATCCGCCTCATGTGATGAACTGCGTTTGAGGAAACGTAAAGTTACACTGTCCTGAAGCCCGTGGCGTCACTGCTGCGGGCTTTTTTTTATGGGAGAAATCTATGACAGTCAGAATATCGGGCGTGCTGAAGGACGGCACCGGGAAGCCGGTGCCGGGATGCACCATAGAGCTGAAAGCGCGACGCACCACAGAGACAGTGATAGTCACCACGGTGGCGCAGGGGCAGCCGGGGGAAACCGGCAGTTACAGTTTTGATGTGGAGCCGGGGTGGTACCGGGTGACGCTGAACACGGAAGGGTGCGCCCCGTCGTATGTGGGTGACATTCTGGTGAAGGCGGATTCTGAGCCGGGAACGCTGAATAAATTTCTGATGGAACAGGATGAGGCGCAGTATTACCCGAAAGCGCTTGCAGAGCTGGAAGCGGTGGCAGCGGAAATCCTGAAGCGTGCTGAAGCGTCGGCGGCGAGTGCAGAGGAAGCGAAGAAACGGGCAGAGAATGCCCGGGGACCGGCGGGCGAGAAGGGGGACACAGGTCCACAGGGTGCCACAGGGGCACAGGGACCAGCCGGGGCAACGGGGGCGGTCGGACCAAAAGGTGAGCCGGGGCCAAAGGGAGAACGGGGAGAAACAGGTCCACAGGGACCGAAGGGCGATAAAGGTGACCCGGGCGGACCGCCGGGGCCGAAAGGTGACACCGGCCCACGTGGAGAGGCCGGACCACCCGGACCACCCGGACCACAGGGTCCGGCAGGGCAAACCGGCCCGAAAGGGGATAAAGGTGAACCCGGCGCAACAGGTCCGGCAGGTCCCGCAGGCCCTCGGGGAGAAACCGGCCCCGCAGGTC